AACAAGCCTTTGTTGAATCTCAGGTGAATAGAAGTGTTGCTGTGCTCTCTTCAGGACTCTCCTATGAAGCAATAACGCTCAATCCTGAAGAGGCTCAGTTCTTAGAGAATCAGAAATTTGTTACAAGACAAATTGCCACAATGTTTGGGGTACCAAGCATGTATCTATCTCTATCAGTAGAAGGTTCTGGTCTTACTTACACAAATGGTAATGAGGACAGAAAGAAACTCTATGAAGATGGACTACAGCAATACATTATTAGAATCCAAGAAGCAATCACTGACCTATTACCACGAGGACAGAAGGCAGCATTTAATATGACTGAGTTCTTGAAGCCAAATACTTCAATGAGATATCAGGCCTATCAAGTAGCGATTAACTCTGGATTTATGACAATTGATGAAGTGCGTGAATTGGAAGGTTTGCCAAAGATTCAAATGCCAGAGCCTGTTCAACCACAGGAACAACCAGTCTCACCAGATGAGAATGTGGAACAACCTGTAATTTAAAATAGGTAAATAGGGAGAAAACTAAATATGGAAAAAAGAAGTTTTGAGATTAGAGAGGCAGACTACGACAAGCGAGAAGTTGTAGGTAGAGCAGTTCCTTACAATGAAGTAATTGATATTGGCGGGGGCTATCAAGAAGAATTTTCATCTGGGGCAGTAGATTTAACAGCAGATGTAAAACTTTTCAGGGACCACAAAGAAGTAATTGGTAAGGTCCAAGAATTAGAAGACCGCAAAGATGGTCTATGGGTCAGAGCAAAAATAAGCAAGACCCAATTAGGTGACGAAACCCTTGAACTTGTAAAAGATGGGGGCATTCGTTCATTCTCAGTAGGTTTCATCCCAGTAGTGGATGAGAAGCAGGATAGAAAAATAATTCGTAAGAAAGTTGACCTAAAAGAAGTCTCGTTAGTCGCTTTCCCTGCTTATGAAAATGCTTCAGTCGTAGAAGTACGAGAAGAAGTAAATCAGGAGGAGAAATCCATGGATAACACAAACACAGATGCCTCCACTCAGATTGCAGAAGTTCGTTCATTTGCAGAAGAACTTGAAAGAAAGATTGAAGTTCTTTCAACAGCAAAAGTAGAAACTCCTGCTTCTCCACAGTTCCGTTCCTTTGGCGAATTCGCTAAGGCCGTTGCTGCTGGTGATGAGAAGGCAATCAAACTCCATCGTGACTTTACAGGTGGAAAATTAGCAGACAGCATTGTAAACAATGTTTGGGTCAAGACAACAATAGATATTCTTGACAAGGGTCGTCCAACCTTTGCTGCATTCAATACTCAGGCACTACCTGCAGAAGGTATGAATGTTGAGTATGTAGTTTTGGATACAGATACAACTGCAGTTGATGAGCAAGAGGCTGAAGGCGATACACTCGCATTTGGTAAAATTACTCTTGACAGTGCAACAGCACCAGTAAAGACAATTGGTGGTTACACCTCTATGTCTCGTCAGGTAATGGACCGCTCATCTGTTGCTTATGTAGATGCAGTATTTCGTGCACTTGCTATCAAGTACGCATCAAAGACCAACAACATGGTCAAGGCAGTACTTGCAGCAAACGCAGCAAACCTCAACACAGGTTCAGTTGCAGCAAACAACTTTGAAGGTTGGGTAGAAGCAATTGCAACCGCATCTTCAGATTCATTCAATGAGACAGGACTTGTTCCAGATTTCATGCTTGTTTCTTCAGATGCATTCATTGAGATTGCAAAGATTAAGAATGGGGATGCCCCACTTCTTGCAGGTAACAATATCCCTGCAAACATTGGTTCTTTGAACCCAGTTGGTCTAACAGGTCAACTTTATGGTCTGCCACTGGTTGTAGACCCATCACTTGCAGCAGGAACAGTTTATGTTGCTAACCGCAGTGCATTGGTTAACTACGAATCAGCAGGTGCACCATTCAGATTGTCTCAGGATGAAATCACCAATCTAACTTCTGACTTCTCAGTCTGGGGTTACTTGGCATCAACACTTCCAACTCCAAAGGCAATTACCAAGTTGACACTTGCATAATTAAATAGGAGTAACTGATATGAACTGGGAAGACTTAAAGGGTTATGTAGGTGCGATAGAAGCAGATGATGCTTTTGTACAGGAATGCTGGGATACAGCAGAGGATTTGATTGCTTCATATATTCGTAGCACAAAGATTCCTGCTCAAGTATTAAAGCGTTGCTACCTGGAAGTTGGCTCAGAGTTGTATCACCGCAGGAACGCACCAATGGGTATTAGTCAGTATGCAAGTTACGATGGAGCACCAATTCGTATTGCAAGGGACCCACTCATTGGTGTGTATCCGCTTCTAAATCGTTACATGGTGAGATTTGCATGATTCAAAATGCATTGGACACTCTTGTAGTTAAGTTAAATGAAATTGAAGGTATTGGAGTTGTTTATTCAGTACCACCAGCAAGACCACAGATTCCTTCTGTGCTTGTAGAACCTAATAATAGTTGGGTTTCTGTAAGACCAGATGAGTATGAGGCAAGTTGGGGGAGTAATTGGAGATTAACTGTAATGGTTAAGCCCCAAGATAATTCATTAGAAATGACAAATTTAATTGCAACAGTTGATTCAATCGCAACAGGCTTATGGGAATACGAAGATGTAACAAATATAACTGTTGATAAGCCATTCATTATAGATGTGAATGGTGCAGCAGTTTTAAGTACATATATGAATATTGAAATAGACATGCAAGGAGGAAACTAATATGTCAAGACTAAAGGGTAAAACCATTAAGTTTGAAGTTGACAATGTTGAATTCTCTGGAAGCGTCAAGAATGTAACCTTTACTTCAGAAGTTGGAGAAATGGGATTCGGAAATTACGAAGACAGCCTTGAATATCGTTGCCAGATTGAAGGTTTCCAGGACTACAGTGCAAACAGCCTATGGTCCAAGTTGTTTGATAATCCAGGTACAACAGTATCTTTGGAGTTCACACCACATGGAAATGCAACACCAACAACTTCACAACCAAAATTCACAGCATCAGGATATGCGGAAGTAATTCCAACTCTTGGTGGTACCGCAGGTGAGTACTTTGTTTATGACTTGACCATCATTCTTGATGGAAAGCCAAGCAAGGTAACTGCTTAGTAGGTGTTAGGCAGTGGCTCAATTTACAGTCAAAGTAAAAGGCGTTAATGAAGTAGTCAGGTCCTTCAAACAATATGAAGGTGCCATTGATGATTTAAAGAATGCCAATGCAAATATTGGTGCGAAAGTATCTAATACAGCAAGAGCCACTGCCCCAATACTTTCAGGAAGATTAGCAGGAACCATTAGACCTAATCGTGCTTCAGCGAGAGTGCAGATTAAGGCTGGTGGAGCATCAGTTCCTTATGCAGGTGTCATTGAATATGGATGGCCTGAAAGAGGAATACAAGCACAACCTTTCTTGAGAAGGGCTGCTTGGGAAAACAGAGAATACACAAAAGAGCAGTACACACAGAATTTGATGGACCTATCAAGAAAATACATTGGAGGCAGTAACAGATGATACAAAACTTGAAGATGAAGGAACTTGCAGAGATTGAATCTCTATCAGGTTTCAATATGGATGAGTGGGAAACCTGTCCAAAGGTAAAACTCACAATGGCTATTACTTATGTTTTAGCAAAGAAAGACAAACCAGATTTAACTTGGGAAGAAGTAGAAAACATGACCCTTGATGAGATGCAAGGAATCATTGGAGAAGAAGTCCCAAAAGTGAAAGTCTCTTAGAACTAATGGGTGATTTCTGTGCAGTCACAGGATATACACCACAGCAGTTTTGGGAGATGGAAAGACAAGAAGTGGAATACATAGCGAGGGGGTTGAGGAAGAAGAATGGCTAATACAATAACGATTGATATTCTTGCCAATACCAGAGGGCTGGTTAATGGTGTTAATGAAACCAATAATCAACTTGGTAAACTCAACAATTCCGCTAACAGCATTATTGCAGGGTTCAAAAGATTAGGCGCAGCAATAGGTTTAACTGTTGGTGTCAATGAAATAAAGAATGCCATTAAGGACCTTGCTGCTGAAGAGAAGACATTTGCTGCACTTGAAGAACTCTATGGAGCAGACTTCAAAGCGATATCAGACAAGATTGGAAACCTCTCTAAAATATTTTATGTAGATGATGGAGATATTGCTGCACTTGTATTGAAACTTAGAGGCTCCTTAAAAGCAGAACTTGACCCATTAGCAGATGAATTTGCAGAGGCTGCAATTGTTTTATCCAAACTAACCAACAAGCCATTAGAAGAGATAAGTGCCAAACTTGTTAAGGCTCTCAAGGATGGAAAACTAACTGTCACAGAGATTCAAGGCTTAGGAATTGAACTATCAAAAGAGCAACAGAAGGCCTTTGATGAAGCACAGAAATCTGGCAAGGGACTTGAATATCTACTTAGCATTATTTTAAGTGAAGAGAATTTAGAGAAGGCAAAAAGATTAACCACACCATGGGAAAAACTATCTTGGACCATGAATGAATTAAAAGAGAAGGCTGTTCAACCATTATTAAGAGCCTTTGAGAAGATGTTTGATTTCTTCACAGATGAAGATGAAAATGGAATTGTAAAGGTAAATGACAACTTCCTCATCATGAGGGACTTGATGATAACGATTGGTACTGCTGTAGCAGCAGCCAAGATAATTGGATTCTTACAAGGATGGGCAAAAGCAAACGCAGGACTAACAATTACTCAGGTCGCACTAAATATTGCTATGAGGGCTAATCCAATAGGTTTGATAATTACTGCATTAACAATTCTGGTTGGAATCATAATTATTGTTGTACGCAAATGGGATGAGATTAGAGCAGCATTTGGCAAGGTAGCAGAGGTTGTAGGTGGCGTGGTAACAAAGTTTATAGGTGGTCTGAAGACCCTATTTGGCAAGGTAGTTGAAGAAGTAAAAACATGGCCAGGAAGAATCTATCAATCAGGTAAAGACCTAATCATGGGTATTTGGAATGGTATTAGAGATATGGGCCAATGGATTAAAGACAAGATAAGTGGCTTCTTTAAGAATAATGTTTTGGGAACTGTAAAGAAATTGTTTGGAATTGGTTCTCCATCCAAAGTCTTTGCAGGGTATGGAAAGAACTTAATGCAAGGATTATCAATTGGTATAAACAGAAATTCAGGCTTGGCTATGAGTGCCTTAAATGGTCTTGATATTCAGCCATCATTTGCAATTGCAGGTTCCTCAAGGGGCAGTGTAGTAAACAATGTAACCATTAACGCTGGTGTTGGTACTGACCCATATGAACTTGGCAGAGTTGTTTCTGCTGCATTGGATAAGTACGCAGGTGTTAATGGACGATGATTCAAGACGAATTTGATATTGAGTTAAGAACAAAGATTGATGGCCTCTTTATCATTGGGGAGAACGCTCCTGGTGATGGAGAAAATGGCGCACCAATTGCTTCAGACTTAGATTTACAAAATGACCTTCAGTACGAATGGGTAGACATAAAGGAAGGCATACTCTCCTTAAGAATTAGAAGAGGTGTGGATTCTTATACAGGTGCCCTTCCATTACCCATTCCTTCTGTAGGTGTAATGAGCGTTAGAACTACAAACAAATCTTTTGACCCTAACTACAACAGATTCATGGAACCCAAAGCAAAGGTGCGTTTACGCAGGGGTACAGAAGTAATATTCCAGGGAAGAATTAATAACCTCTCTGTTGACTATAGAAGCGATAAAGACAAGCCATTAATCACATTTGATGTAATGGACCCCATTTCAGAATTACAACAAGCAACAACAGAGTTAAACAATATACAGACTCATGGAAATCAAACATGGGCAGAGAGAATTGAAACCCTATTTACCAATGCCAAGAAGCAGGACTATCAGATTTGGCAAAGAAATGTAGTTGGTGGGGGCAAGACTAAGCATGGATATTGGAAAGACTCAAAGACATTATGGGAGTCCCTTGTATTGGCTTCAGATACAGAAGGTGCCCTTATTTACTATGACAAAGAGAATGTTCTAAATTGCTATGCATCAGGTGCATTACCAACAGGCACTCTCTTAATGAGTTTTGATAATACTGACTCAACAAAGTTTGGATACAAGAACATAGGAATTGATTACTCAGTTAGCAGCACGATTAATGAAGTACAGGCTAACAATGAGTATGGAGTTTATAAGTCAGAGTGGGACCCAGAGGCAGTTCCAGAAGGTATGTCTGAAGGAGACTTATATGAACCAGGTGCCTTTGTAACAGTAGAAGAAGTAAAGGTTGAGCCTCTTCCTATCAAGCGTAAACAAGCCATGATTAATAGATATGGGACACATGCTTTGAATGCTAAGACAAATTTCAATGTACAGGATGGGGATGACATTTATGTTTCATGGGCCACAGAGATATTAGAGAAGTGGAAAAAGCCAACCCCGCTTGTAAATTCCATTGAGTGGGATGCCAAGAAAGACTTAACAAAAGCGGCATCTGCAGAAATATTAGACAGAGTTAATGTAAAACATTACACACAAAATTTTACCTATGATGAACAGTTAACCATTATTGGGATACAACATGAACTAAATGCTGGTGACAATTCATGGAAGGTAAAATTTATATTATTTCCAAGGAGTAGATTTATATGACAATTAGATATATTGACTTTGCAGATGGACAAGTCCTAACAGCAGAGCAACTCCTTGACCTACAGGACAATGGTGTTATTCAGGTAGATTCCTTTGCAGAACTAACAGGATTATCATCATCAGTTAACGCAGCATATGTAGAAGCAGACAGTGCTTTTTACATTAAGAAGTCTGATGGGTCATGGGGTTCTGTAGGTGGTCTTGCTGTAGTACAAGCAGCAGCACCAACTGCACCACAAGTAGGACAGATTTGGTTTGATACAGATGCTGTATTACCAAACCCTGTCAAGCATTTTTACGAGGGTAGTGAGACTGTAACAAACACAGCAGCCTTCCAAGCATTATCAAACTTAAATGGACAGTCAGTAGTTCTTACAGAACCTGCATGGGTTCACATTTCCTATGGCGTTACAGAACCAGTGGGAGATAGCACAGCAGGTATTTCCTATGGTGTTCAACTATCAGGAGCAACCACAAGAGCAGTAGGAGTAGCAGATTCCTGTGTTTCTTATGTAGCAGGTAAGAACTCTGTATCAAATGATTTCTATGCAATCTTCAATGCAGGTACTACAACAGTAACTCCTGTGGCCAGAAAGTTGGGAACTGGAACAGTATCTGTAACCAATCCGTATATGAATATTGCAGCAATTAGGTGGTCTTAATAAATGCATAAAGTCTGGGATGGAACTGAGTGGTCAAGTGCTAAAGCCTTAAAGGTTTGGAATGGCACACAATGGAAAGCAGGTTTGAAGTTCAAAGTAAGAACTTCTACCTCTTGGCTACCTGGTTCTGTCTCAGACAAGGATGATTCTCAGATTATTAAATGGTCTGTAGATGCACCTACACCTCCACCACCTCCACCACCAGTAACACATCCAGTCCCAGATTTGGATTTGAAGACATTACTTGAAGTAGATGCTTTGTTATCACCTTTGGCTTTTGATTACACAG